AATTGGTAAAGATCCTGTTGTGCCTAGCACTTCTTGAATTCTAGTTTGACTTGGATCTGTAGATAACCCTGATACAGGTTTATATCTAGTGCTAACACGTGGACCAGATTGCATGTCAAACGTCTCTACATTCATCGCTGCAGGGTCTTTATAATATAAACCTTCTTCTACAGGTTTAGCTGCTCTAGCTCTAGTAGAACCAGCAAGTCCTGACATAAATGATTTAAGAAAATCTACGTCTGTATCTTCGTCATCTGGATCAGTCATCATTTTTTGAAACAAAGCATCATAACCAGCACCTTGTAAAAATCCTGATATAGGTCCTGCCATAGGTGGTAAAAACATAGTAGCTATTGTACTAGCGTAAGGTTTAATTTCTTTAGGTACAATTTTAGCAATACCGGATCTTATTGGATCGGTTACCGGACGTACAAAGTCTTCTACTTCCTCAGTAAAATCACTAATTTCTCTTGGTATAATTGCTCTTTTAAAATCTTTAAAACTAACCATAGGTTTCCTATATAATTATATGCATGTTGGGCAAGGTGCCTATGCTTGTAATGAGGCTGTGAATATTGAATTTACCTTTTTTTAACATAAATTGCAACTATGAATCTGAGCCTATAGCAGGCATTTTAGCAATCTTAATATAGACACTACGAGAAATATCTTCTCGTTTAGTATCTGTATCTGGATTATCTACGTCTGCATCGCCTTCAGCGTCTGAGTCATACTCTTTCCCTGTTTTTACGTTTTTTAATACTACGGTAGTATCACATTTAATTTGAGCAATCTTTTTATCGCCTTCGTATAAATATGCTACTGACCCTGGTTCTTCAAATGACATAAGACCTCCTAATCTCTTGTTATTTCCATGTATGACATAACCACATGCAATCTGTTTGCGGTGGCTGCCGTTACTTTTATAATCTCACTCTCATCAATAGCCAACGGTTGTTTTAGTAATTCTTCAGTTCCTAAAAGGTATATGGGATATAACTTAAATAAACTAAATTCACTACCAGAGCTGTTGGTTAAAGTTACTGTTATAGTCTCTTGATTACCAGAATCATTTGACACTAAAATAGACTTTACAATTGTTACAGTCTCAGATGGAACAGTATACAATGTTGTAGGGTTTGTGGTAGTTAAATCTACTTTTGAATTTTTGTATTTATTTGCCATTTAATTTAAAAACCATGATGCTTGTTCTTGTTCTTCTTTAACCGTTTGTTGATAAGTCGTATTTAACTGTTCAACAATAGCTGAAATACTTCTATTAATTTGTCGCTGTGTGCTTACATCATATTCTTCTCTTGGTTCTGGAACTCTAACAAGTACTTTAGCCATTATCGTCCTCCATCTGGTCTAGCGTCTAACATTAATGTTCCAAACCTCCATGTTTGTTCAGCACCTGTATTAGCTATTTTAATATTAACATATCGTCCTCGAGCTCTAGTGTCTTGTTTAGTAGTAGAAGATGTAATTGTAAAAGGACTGTATGTAGAGCTAGTATCAGAATTAGAAGGATAGTTTTTAACAGCAAGTGTAACATCAGCATTACCATCTAAATTTTTAAAATCAGGTATAAATCTATTTACAGATACGAAATAATTCCCAGCACCTGTTTCGCCTTGTAAGTCAAAATCGTATGATTGAACGTGTGAAGTGATGGCTGTAACACTACCATCTTCGTTAGTTTGATCTGTGCCAACTTCATGTTGAAAATACTTAGTTTGTCCTAAGCCACTTTCACCTTGTACAGTTGGAAAAGAACCTGTTGCACTTGTATCAAATTTAGTTGCGTAAGGCCTTTCATAAATTTTAGCATCCATCCAAGATGTTCTTGATTCAGTTGATAATGCCCATACGCCTCCTGGCACTTGGCTTGATTCTGCATAATTATAAATTACACCTTTATTATTAAAATCATTATCTGCTGGATACCACCACACTATTTCAGAAAATAAATTATTTAAACCTGCTGAAACTTGTTGCCCTTTAGTTTTGTCTAAATTGTCAAATACAGCATCTTCTACAGAACAAGGTAAAGTTTTAACTGTACCATCATAATACAAAAATCCTTTTGCACTCATCCAATAAGCAATACCATCTACTTCTACAGCAGCATTACGTCCAATTAAACCACAGTTAGTACCAACTTGTTCAACACCAAAAAAGAAAGGAGAAGCAATATATTTCATAGTGTACAGCGCATTATCTGTCCAAATAAGAATACTTTCTTTTGCTTTTAAAGCTCCTATTATTTTAGTTCCGTCTTGTAGTCTTAGTGTGCCCGCTGTGTTTGTTGAGGTTGGTGTAAAAGTATTTATATCTTCTTGAGCAGAAAATCTAATAAACATATCGTCTTGTGTAGATGCTGTTCCTATTGTTGTTTCTGTCCCTAAATGTAATAAGTGACGAGTAGTAGGCGATATAAGCGTGATCCTCGATGCTGTAGGATTGTTACTAGTTTCAAAACCAGTAGTTGTTTTTGAAGCTCTTACAGTTAGTCTGTTTGCAGCAGATGGGTTCCATGTAAATGTTTCACCGTTTGCAACTGTTGCAATTAAAACTTCACCAAAATTATCTAGTGACCAAAGTCCTGGTTCTAGTGTAACCTGATTTGCAGGTAAAGCAGTGCCCCACCCACTGTAATCACTAGCATCTGTTACTGTTGCGCCATTAGAGTGTGAAGCTGCAGTTGACCCTAAAGCACCTCTAGTAAGTCCGGTTAAATCGTTAGTTGATTTACCTGTGTATGTAATTAATTCTGTTCCAATTATTATGGTGCCTGTAGTTGGAAAAGAAGCAGCACTTGTTAGTGTTAAAGTTGTATCACTATCACTAAACGTGCCACCTTCATTTATTGTTGTAGTGGCAGCAGTAGACACTATTCCATTCCAAGGTCCAACACCCCAACCATATCCATAAGTTTGTTTTTGTGGTCCTATTTTTTGGTAAACATCAACAGTGGTTGAACCTCCTGTTGATACAGTAGCTGTAGCTGCTGCAGTAGATGTAATAGTAAATGTAGTAGCACTAGGAACAGTATTAACCATAAATACTTTGTCTTCAAAGTTTGATGCACTAAGCCCCGTTCCACTAGGCAAGGTTACTGAATCAAGTAAAATAATATCTTCAGTTGCTAAACCGTGAGCTGAACCAGTGGTAATTGTAACTGCTGTTGAATCATCTGTTGTAGCTAATGTTGCGCTAGTTTGTTGAGCGCTTGTATCTAGTGGTGTAATATCATAAAGTTGACCTTCAAAATATAAGATAAGAAATTTATCTGTACCTAGTGCAACGTATCTATTACCTGAAATATCTATAAAAGGGTGTTGTGTTCTAACAACACCAACAATTGAATCTGTTGTTAAAGAAGCCCAACCACCAACTTTTTCTGGAAGACCATAACGAAAGCGAACATTGTCACTATCAATCCAACGGTTTTCAGCACCTTTAGTGGTATTCTGTTTGTCTATACCGGGTAATATTTGAAAGTCCAATAAGGCCATAAAAACTCTCCTTACGTCCCTGCAAAACTTTTCTTAATCCATCCTTTTGTGGAATTAGCATAAACAAGAGTAAAGTTTTGACCATTAGTACTAACAGTTAAATCAGAGCTATTTCCCATTATTTTTTGACTATTTCTTCCAATGGTTAAATTATTTGATCCAAAACTTAATTTAGAATCTAAAAAATGAACTTCATCACCAACACTCGGACTAGCAGGTAATGTAACTGTAACCGCTGCAGCACTAGTATCAACCATAACTTGATCGTCTTTCACAGCAGTGTATGCGCTTGTTGTTGTAATATAACCTCTTTCTGTAATTCCTTTAATAACATTTGTTCCATCTACAACAACTAACATTGTAGAACCAACAGGCATAGTTACACCTGAACCTGAACTTGTTTTAATTGTTATTGTGTAGTGATTAGAACTTCTAGTTGTGCCATCAATAACAACATATGTTTTTTCACATGAATCAGGAAATATAAGTTGTCTGTTTGCAGTTAATGTTCCTGTTAGTTTAATAACTTGGTTTCTACCATCAGAAGCTGCACCATCACTAATAGCTGGTGTTTGATTACCTGATGCTAAACTAAGAGCAACATAGCCACCAACTGCTTGTTCAAGCATGTCAAGATTAGTATTTGTAACTGTACCCCATAAACCAGCTTTTTCGCCAGTAGTCATTTTTTCTAATTTTAATGATGTTGAGTATGATGATGCCATTTGTTATTCCTATCCTACGTCATCCAATAATGCAGCGACAAGACAAGTTGCACTTGCATCACCTGCGTCGCCTATGTCAGAACTAATAGCATGGATGTCTGCTACAGTTGCATTAGGTAGTCGACCAAACCATGTTTGGCCAGCACCTATAAAAATACCATCAGCTAAATTATTAGCTGCTGTTCCTGCATCTATTGATATCATAACCCCGTCAGCAGCGCTAGTATTTTTAACGAATAAAAACTTAACCTTATCACCAGAAGCTACCGCTGTTGGAGCTGTATCTTGATCTACTTTTGTATAGTCTAAAAAATAACCAGCAATTAAATCAGCACTTGTTGTCGTAACTTCTGTCTTTTTATAATACCACTTATCGTTTGCATCATCAGGAGTTACTGTCATAGAACCAGTAATTGTTTTAGCAATTTCATCAGGTAATAAAGTAGCTGTAATACTTATTGTTGCGTCATTTGCCATAATTAAATCTATCCTATGCTGCTATTTCTGTCCACGTTTGACTAGCATTTGTAGTAATTTCATTCCAAGTAACTACACCAGCGCTTGTGGTACTTACCACTAATCCACTACCTGTAGGAACCACAACACAATCAGCTGTAATGGTTACTGTTCCAGAACTTGCAGTAACAGTATTAGTTCCACCACTATTAATTGAACCTGCTTTATAATTTCCTGTGCCTGCTGATATTGTAACTTCACTACCTGTTACAGCAACAGTAGCAGCGGCTGTAACTGTTGTATCACCAACAGAAGCTGTAATTTCACTACCTGTTACAGTAAAGACTGCTCCAGCAGTTACTGTAGCTGTTCCACTTGCAGATGTAACAGCGCTACCAGTTAGTGTTAAATCAGAAGCACCTGTAGTAGTAATATTGCCTATAGAAATAGTATTTTCATTACCTGTTACAGCAGCAAATGTTTCGTCGTTACCTAACGCTCCAAAACCGGATACTGCGAAAGGTTTAATGCCAAACATTATGCGTCGTCTCTAGCTTTTCTGTTTTTATAATCAGAACGAGCTGTTACTAAATCAACAAAATCTTTTTGGTTAGATG